GCTCCTTAATAGCTAGAGTTGTTCCGCACCGGCTTCAGAATCACGCTGACCGAACACTCTAGACTTGTCACGGTGCCCGTGATGTTCACGGACAGCTGCTCACCCTTATCGATGAGCCGGTTGGCAACCGTCGAGGTCAACGTGGCCTGGACGGGGGTATCTACCGTCGAATCCAGGGCAAACGCCGAACTCAGGGCGGTGGTGAGACTCGCTGGGGCCGTGCCAGACGCCGAGACACCCACATCGAGGGTGCTGCTGCTCGCGCCCGCCACGCTGTGCGTTTCACGCACATCCATGATTTCGTAGTCTCGATCCGCCACAAAAATATGCACATCGGCGGCTTCACCGGCTGATGTGCGGTACTGCACCAAGACTGGTGCGAGACGTGCAATCGCTTTCAAACCCATAATTGTGCCTCCTGGCGAAGTGACAGGGGAGGGGCCAGCTGGGAGACGACCCCTCCCCCCACCTACTCAGTTTACGACTCAGCAACGTCTTCGATTTTCGCGCCTGCGGCTGGATTGTCACTGAGCAAGTCACCCTGCCAGTACCAAGCCACCTCGAACGTGGTGTTCGAGGTCTGCCGGAAGAACGGCGTGTTATCGAAGATTTCGGACACTGGACGGGGCGTCGCATTCTCACCGTGACCGATGTAGAAGTGCTTCGTATCCAGCCCAATGATGGTGTTCGCGGCAAAGTACGGATCGACATGCCACGGCTTCCCAGAGAAGCGATAGATGGTGCGCCCGTCGCCGCCATCTTTGCCCTTCTGCTGGGCACCCCCATCACGTCCAACACCGGCTCCGTCGTTAAACGCTTTCGGTGACCCCATGGCGAAGTAGGTATCTTCGCGCAGGAGGTCGTGATAGCGCCGAACCACGGCCAGGTTGGAGAGATAGGTATTCAGAGAAGCACCACCCTTTTCGCGCACGTTGTCCTCAAGCTGCATCATGAGGTCTTCGGTGAGCGCCCGGTTGGTGCCACTGTTGTCGAGGACCACGGACTCCCAGAACTCATTGCCCGCCGTGCCACGGTCGATACCCCCAAAGTCGCCCTTGGGAGCCGGTGGATCGGCGTCGTCAATGATACCGAGCAGGCCATTGGTGTGGTAGGAGGCGCTGGACGAGACCGTGTCCTGAATGACAAAGTAATCTCCAGCCGCCGTCCCGCTGGGGGCCGAGCCGCTGATGGTGATGGTGCGATTGACGGTATCAATCGCGGTCACCGTCGCAGAGTCCGCCAGCTTGGTGTTGTTGTCGCTCGCATCCATCAAGTCAACCACCATCCCGAGATCCACGCTTGGTAGCGCATCGACGGTGATGGTCGTCTGGTTGTCAGCTGCGGGCATGACCGCCAGCTTGCCCAGGCCATCCGAGATGAGATCAGCGTTGAGCAGCTTCAAGACACGGCGTCTGAAGCCCGCTTCCATCATCTTGAGGGCGGTCTGGAAGGCAAACTTGGAATTGCGGGCATCCTGGAGCAGTTTCCAAGACATGTTGTAGAGACCCGCAAACTCGGTCAGGGAGAAGGTGGCCTCGGTGGTATCGGGATTGAGGTTCGACGGCAATGATCCGCCTTCAGCCAATCCAGTCCACGCACCGGGGTTCTTCACCATGATGGGCAGAATGAACTGCCCACGTCCCGCCACCGGCTTCGCCATCTTCTGGAACATATTCCAGCAGACGACCTCTTGGTTGACGAGATACTCTACCTGGTCAGACCCATACGTATATTTCAGGGCCTCAATGACATCAGTCGTACTTGCCATGATTCTCCTACTGGAGATCAGCGTTATTCAGTCTGCCCTGGATTAATCATGGGCCAGAGTTCATCGGCTCGCGCCTGAGGATCCTTGTAGCCGCCAGTCTTGCCGCTGGTGAGTGAGGACTCACCGCCCCGTGAGGGGAACGGTGACTCTTTCGCCTTGGCGGCAGCACGACGGTCCATATCCCGAAACGCCTTTCGCAGTCCATCCAGCCGTTGCCCGAGCATATCGGGATACTTTTCGCTGAGATCATCACCTTCATGGGAGAAATAGACATCTCGCATGAATTCGTTGACCGCCTCGTCGTCTGGCAGGTTGTGCTGCGTCCGTAACTCTGTGAACTTGGCTTCCAGCTCCCGTTCAGCTTGCTTGCCTTGATTCTGCCCAAACTGATTCTGCAACGCCTGATTTTGCTGATGCAGCTGAGCAATCAGTTGCTGGCTTTGCTGAAGTTGCTGCTGCATGGGGCTAATCCCATCACCCACAATCCGTTCGACAAGCTGAGCTGCGGTCTTGCCGTCAAGATACGGCATTGACTGTAACTGCTCAACGAGGGATTGCTGCTGCCCTGCGGATGCTTGCTGCTGCTGCTGCTGGACCTGCTGCTGATACTGCTGTTGCTGCTGTTTCAGCTGATTCGCATACTGCTGCAACTGCTGGGCTTGCTGGGTCCGCTGGGAGTCCCATGCTTTGCGTTCTTCAGCGAGCGCCTGCGTCTTCTTGGTATAGGCCGCTTGCTGTTCGGGAGACCAAGAGCCTCCGTCCGTACTGTCTGCGCTATCTCCTAATGATGTTGAGTCAGTATCGACGCTTGGTTCTACCGGAGCGTCAGTCTGGTCTTCTGCCATTGTTCACCTCAGTGTCGAGTGAATGAAGAGTCATACGGGACGTGTTCGTCTGCCGACGAGTGTCTCGCTGATGTTCTCCAGTCGTGTTCGTCCTAAGTCCATCTTAGGCAGCCTTCACGAGTCTAAAACAGACATCCCACGGATGTCTAGGCGGCATCTGGTCATCGTCCGGCCACGCGCTGGCCTTCGCTGCGTGCAATGGCCCTCGCCTCTTTAGGATTTTTCACAAAGTGTCCACTGGAGGATTTGAGGTCTCCACGCTTGAATTCGCCCATCACCGTCTCGAATTTGGGACGGGAGATTGGTCCCGTGGCATTGTAGTTTGTGGTGCGTCGTTTCACTTGCGTCTCCTCCGTCCAAAGCGTCGACGCACGCCTGCAGCAGCTTGTGCCACCGGTCCCGGTTCCTCTTGACGGCGACGAACGTCAGCTTGTGCTTCCTCGTAGCTTTTTCCGGCTTTTTCGGCTGTTTCCTTGAGCGCCTGATCAGCCCAGCTTCGCCCTACGGTCTCAATATCTCCGAGAATGCCTGGACGATCTGAGATCGCAGCATCAAGCTGATCTAATGTTTCCTCCACTCTGTGGAAGGATTGTGGGGATCTGGGATTCTCGAATTCCTCGGATAGTAGAGTTCGACGGCCTTCAGGGCTGTAATATTGTATGGTCTCTACAGGGCGTCTCTGCCAGTCTTTCCTCCACATCCAATGACGCAAATGACCCCGATTCATGTCCCTGAGTGCATCTTCAAACGCTGCTGAGTCTGGGTGCGCTTTCATTCGCGGGTCATCTCTCCCGCCTGGACGCTTGTCGATGCCCTTCGGTCTACCGATTTCCTCCAACGACTCCGGTATATCAGCCAGCATCTGCACCGGATCAAGGAAAAAGCTACGACGGCTCATCTGTGCGGGTTTGTCGCTCAGTACTGTTGTCTGTAGGACATTCCCAGTGGGGGCGGTGGACGCCCCTGTTTTCGGGGTCAGCCCCCGTCTGAGTCGACGGAGCCACTCGGGGATACGTCTCGCCACGCCCAAGACCGACCCCGGACTGAGCGGCATCTCACCGCGCAGTATCTCGTCGTCGGCGTTGAGTGCGTCTAGGAGTGCCTGCCGTTCCAGGGCGTCGGGATCTCCCCAATGCCTAGCGGCACCGCCTCCTCTAAACTCAGCCCCAGACGCACGCGGACGTGATCGCCGTTCTGGCATTATTGTGGTCCTCGCGGGCCGCGCTGCTGCATGAATGCCTGCATGATCTGCTCTGGAGCCTGCGGAGCGGCCTCTTCTGCGGCCCGGATCTGGCCCATGGCCATATCCACCGTTTCGGCAGCGGCTTTGGCGGCTGCTTGCTGGGTCGCCTGGGCCACCGCGCCCTGCATCTGAGACTGCTGCATCCCCTGTGAGCGTCGTTCAGACGCTTGCATGAGAATCCCGCGACATCGGTTCCAGAAGGTCACGAAGCCCTGCTGTAATTCCGGTGACGCCGAGAGAAACTCGGTCGTCGCCATCTGGGACTCCAATTCGTCCATGATGACGCGCAAATTCCAGAACGGCATCGGTAAATGCTCAGGAATCTGCTGGCCTTGCCACAATCGCTCTACCAAGGCCATGCCCAGCTTCCGATAGGTCGTTTCGCTGCTTTCGCGGCCCAGATCGCCCATTTCGAGGTCGGCAGCAATCTTTTCCTTGTCGATCCGGCCCGTCCGCTCGTCCATGTAGAGGACACTGAGTGGTGATTGCAGATGTTCGCGGATCCGGGCCTCTCGGAGGGCACGGAACTCGGGAATCAAACTGCCGCGCTCCACCGTGACGGAATAATCGGTCCCCGACTGGAGAATCTCCGAGGTCTGGAAGACAAAGACCTCATCACGCATGGATCGGTCGGTATAGTGCATCGTGCGGAAGGGCGGGTAGAACTGCTTCACCCGATTGATCCGCATATCCTTGACCGCCGACATTTGTTCGCCAATGTGCAGATAGAGATTGCCCCACTGGCTGTCGATCATTTCCTGCAACATGGGCACGGCCATGGGGCCACGCAGTTGCCCAGGAAACTTTTGCTCCTGAAACAGATCAACACCACCGGCAATCTCCCGCATCAGCTTGACGACCAGATCAATGGTCGGCATGTACCAGCTGGGCAGCTGCGGCGGGTCGCGCCGCTGAATCATCTTCACGCCCTGGTCATTCAGGCCGTTTTCGATGGGGGCTGGGTAGTCCGCCGGGATATCTTCCCGCTTGATGCCCTGTCCCAGCAGCTCATTGGCATACAAGGACGCATTGGACTGCTCACCCAGCTGTGACAGCCGCTTGTTCAGGAATCGCTGCGGTGGAATCAGGTCGGAGACGTAGTCACTGTTCCAGAAATTGACGGTCGTCGGGGACCAGTGGAAATCGACCAGCGGAATGGACTCGTAGGGATTATCGTCGTCCAAGAGGACTTGTTCGCCGGGCACAAAGACGGAATACCGCCCACGGGGATGCTCTTCCGAGATGGGCTGATAGCGTTCAACCACGACGGCCATATCCGGGTCGTTCTTGTCGCGGCTGCCCTGTACCCGTGGAATCAGATCCTGAAGATGCACCGATCCGGTCGGCGCACCCATCGAGTTGAGGTCGGTGCTGAGAATCCGCACGTCGCTCGCATCTTTCAGGTTCTGGAGCGTCTCCTCGCTGATGTCGTAGTTCGCCTTGATCCAGCCGGTCGTGCGAATCTTGGCGATATAGACCGCTTGATCCGGCGACAGGTCTGCAATCGACCGCACGGAAGAATCAATGAAGACCTGGAGGGGGCTGAGGACTTCACTCCCTACGTCCCCGGCCAAGACCATATCTTCGATAACGACAAATTGTTCCTTGGGTGCGCCTTGGGCGAGGCGTTGCTGCCGTTCGGACTCGGGAATCTCTTCATTCGAGACCGTATCGGTCCAGACGAGTTCATTCGTCAACTCATCAAACCGTGGCAGTGGTTCCATCGTGGCATCTTTCACCCACGGGATATATTCAAAGGCCACGCCGCCAATCGCCATCCACCAGAGCAGTTCCCAGGTGCGGGAGGGCTGATCGAGCTTTTGATCGAGGGCGGTGATGAGTTTATTGACGACTTCGGTTTTGGCGAGGCTGTCGGGGTCTTGCTTATCGGCCCGTGCGCGAAAGACCGGCGCAATACTGCTGAGACGCCCCAGCATCTTGTAGAGCATCTGTCCCAACAAGTTGAAGACGAGATGCAGTTTGTTCGGGTCGCGCTTCCGCGTGAAGAGTGCCCGTTTATCCGTGCCGACCCAATGCTCGCCCGAGACGAAAGCCAGATTGGTCAGAATCCGCAGTTCGACGGATCCCACTTCACGCGCTTTCTGCTGACGGAGGCGATTGTAGTCGGTCGTGTACTCAACAAGAGCTTCGGCCTTCGAGGGCATGAACGGCTCCTAGCCTAGGCAAGACGTTGTGGCGGGCGCATCGGCATCTGCGGTGGCATGCCCGGTCGCTGCATCTGTTGCGTGGGCATCCCCGGCATCGGGCGACGTTGTGTCTGCCCCTGCCCAAGGACGGCCATCAGCACTTGAAGAATCTGTTCAAGATCAATTTGCTGGCCTTGCCCTGGCTGTGCTTGCGCCAGCTGCGTGGGCCGTGGACGCGGGGTCGTCCGTTCGAGATCGCGTCGGCGCGTCGGGTTCCCGCCTTCGGTCCGTGCCCGTGCGGCATCGGCCATGCCTTCGTCCGTATAGGGGAACGTCTGTCCGTCAACAGTGGGCATTAGTGCGCTCCTAGGTGAGCATCGCTGTCATAC